CTATCCCGCGTCTTGACTGGTCAAGTTTCGGTTGGCCTCGTCGTACTCAGGGCTTACCTGTCCGCACTCGGGGGCAATCTCGCCACTGGCGATCCACAACGCATATTGCGGGAACAGCTTTACCACGGCGTCGATCTCAGCGTCCGACACGCGCGCCTTTCCGTTGCGGATGTTCCCCCAGCGGTATCGGTCGATGCCGGTTTCCCGCTCGAACCAAACGCTAGTCCTTTCCTTGTTGAAAAGGCTTATAAGCCGATCTCTTATCATTCCTAAACGATCTACTAAGTAGATTGTACTGAGTAGCCACTATGTCATACTGCGGCCGTGAGTAGATGCTACTAAGCAAATATAGCGTCTGTTATAGACCAACATAGTGCAACAAAGGCCAAGGACATGGAAGGAAACCTACCGCCGATAGACCTGCTCAACGCGCCCCCGGTCATGCCGTGGCGCCAGTTTGCGGACTGGATTCGCATGGGCGATGAACACGACGTGGTGTGGGGCTGGATTCGCAACGGCTACATCCCGTCGCACAAGGTCGGCAAGTACGTGATGGTCAACGTGGCGCTGCTGGTTAAGCAGCTCATGGAAAAGGAGTGGGACTCATGATCCGCGCCGCCTACGGAAAGCCAGGGAATGGGATGACCTATGTCGAAGCCGACCAGCTATCAACGCCTTCCGCACGCTCAGGACTGCGACTGCTCTGTCTGCTGGTCCAGACGCGAAATGGCGAAACCCGCTCCCTCCCCGTCCACACGCTGCGCCCAATGCCGCCCCGCCTCTGCGCGGCCGATACGCACGCTGCAAATGGGCCGCGTCGGTGGTGCCTGGAAGCCTCTGGTCTCGGAGTGGACAGTGGAACCGGCCTTTATCTGCGAGAAGCACACGCCACCCGACCGCCCCGCGAAGTGGTGGAGCGTTATCTACGACTCGGGCAAGCCAACGCCCTACGTGCCGATTCACGAACCGTTCGAGCTGGTGGGGTGAGCGCATGAGACAGCCTACCGCTCTCGTTGCCTGCGAGTTCTCCGGTCGCGTCCGTGATGCCCTGACCCGCGCCGGGTTCTACGCCGTCAGCTGTGACCTGCTGCCATCCGAAACCGAAGGTGAACACATCCAGGGCGATGTGCTGGACGTCCTCGACTGGGGATGGGATCTGCTGATTGCCCATCCGCCCTGCACTGATCTCGCTACCTCGGGTGCACGCTGGTTTCCCGAGAAGATTGCCGATGGTCGTCAGGCGCGTGCTCTGGAGTTCGTGCGAAAACTGCTTGCCGCCCCGATCCGCTTCAAAGCGTTGGAAAACCCGAAGTCGATTATCTCCAGCCAGATTCGCAAGCCGGACCAGATCATCCAGCCTTGGATGTTCGGTCATGGCGAGCGCAAGGAAACGCATTTCTGGCTCCAGAACCTGCCGCTCCTGGTGCCGACCGAAATCGTTGAGGGTCGCGAACCGACTGTGCATCACATGGCACCCGGGCCGGACCGCTGGAAGAACCGCTCGCGTACCTATCAGGGCATCGCTGACGCAATCGCCGCGCAGTGGGGCAGCTACGTGATGGGTCAGCTCGCCAACCCCAGTGGGCCTGCCCTGGTCCAGGGCCGCGCTCCCGGCTCGTCGGATCACGCTTCACCGATCCGGCGAACGGAAGCACGGGCGCAGCGCACCCTTGACCCTGCACGAACAGAAACAGCCTCCGCTCGTGAGTGTGGGGCAGCTTCACCGCCCCGCGCTCCCGAGCCCTCGGCGGCAAGAGTGGGATGACAAGGGCAAAGCCCTTGGTGTTAAACCAACCATCAAGTTTATTCATAGTGGCAAAGTTACAAACCCAACTAAGTCCAACATAGACCAACAACAAACGAGCTAGATGATATTTGTTGATGTTTGAATAAACCGCTTTTCAGCAGCGTATAACTAGCACCACAAACCCGTTGCAAGCCGCGTAAACCCTAGCCTGAGGCGAACTTTAGAAGTTTCTCGGCGTGGACTTTATCGGCCTGCAAAAGGCAAAGCAGCGCAATAAAGCGCAACTAGAGAGGAAACACAAAATGGCACGTTCGATCATGGAAGTTGCATTTCTCAGCGCCGAGAAAGTCGAGTTCGACAACGTGAAGCTGGTGAAGCTGTTTGTCGGCGACGAGCCGGACGGCAAGCGTGACCTTGGCATTTCCATCCTTCAGATGAATGTCTCCGAAGAAGCCCTGGACGAAGTGTGGTCCGCCTGCGAAAGCCTCGATGTGCTTGAGCCGATCCGCGTCACCACCGAGATCGAACGAGGCTCCAAGAACGCCGGTAAGTTCATTGTCCTGCACATCGAGCCCGTGAAAGCCGCCGCTGCTCAAGCCACCAAGCCGACCCAGCAACCGACCCCAACCGCCAAGCCAGCCGGCACCCAGCCGGAACCGGCCAAGGCCAACTAACCGGGAGGGGCGGCCATGCTGATCGATGACCGGGTGTACTGCGACTGCTGTGGCAACGACATGGGCAAGCTCATGGCGCTGCCCGCGCCGCAAAGCGACCTGCTGCCCGACCTCAGCCTGCCGCCCCACTTCGCCGTCTGCCCTGACTGCGAACCCTCCGAACAAACCGCCGACCTCGAGCAGGCCGGCGAATGAATTTCCTCGCCTGTGACGGTGACTGGCTGCAAGGCGCCGATGGTTCGCCCATCTGCTCCGGCTCGCTGGTCGCCCTCACGGTCGAGGAAATGCAAAGCCTCTACGGCTCTGCACTGACCTGGGACCAAGTCTCCGAGCTGCAAGGCGAAGCGATTGTTCTGTTCGCCACCGTGTTCGGCTTCCTGGTCCTGAAAAAAGCCCTGAAACAGTGAGGTATCACCCATGCAACTGAACAAGCACTTCATCAAGAAAATCGGCGTTGGCGCGGCTGTCGCGCTGTCCACCCTGGCCGGCTCCGTCTACGCCGCCGTCCCGGCCGAAGCCACCGCGGCGCTGGATACCGCGGGCACCGACATCGGCACCATCGGCTGGGCGGTGTTCGCCGTGATCATCGCCGCGATGGCGTTCAAGTACATGCGCCGCGCCCTGTAACGGGAACCGCGCACTGCATGTGCCGAAGCAAACAAACCCCGCTCCGGCGGGGTTTTCTCTTCCAGGGAAACGCCAATGAGCTACGAACTGTACGTCCTGATCCTCACCACCCTGGCGTTTTATCTCGTGTTTTTTGGGCGGGTGTAGAGCTATGAATAACTTCGCTCTAAGGGTTCTTCTCAGCCTAGTCTTTAGCCTTTTTGCCAATGCTGTATTTGCTACAGATTTTTATTGGGAAATTAATTCTGATCCAGGCATCGGTCAGTTCTCGTCACCGTCTGCTGCATGTCAGGCGTATTGGTCAGTCAGAGGTATCACTTATACGTTAACGGTCCAACGATCTAACGATGTCCAATTTAGCTGCCGAGCGCCGCAAGGAACCCTTGCGGTCGCCGTGCGTAAAGGCAGTAGCTGTAGCGGCTCGTACGATCCGCTAACGGGAGTCTGTACACCTCCTCCGTCGCGCTGCGAAGCCACCATCGGCCAGGTCGTCACCCACGAACACAAGATGAAAGAAGCGGTTGGCCAGCCGGTGATCGAACCACCGGGCTCGGTCTGCGCCAACAGCTGCCAGTACGCCTTCGGCTTCACTGCGGCCACCAACGTTTACGTCTACAGCAGTGGCAACCCGCCCGGCGTGTTCGGTGTTTACAGCTATACCGGCAACGGCATCGAGTGCAACGAAGACACCCGCAAGGAACCGGGCAACCCCGGCCAGCAGACCGATCCCGACGAAACCCCGACACCTGATCCCGATAACAACTGCCCAGACGGATATGCCTGGAACGGCACCTATTGCAGCAAGGAACCGCCGCCGCCATGTGATCCCGAGGTCGAGGTGGGCGGCTGTGACAACACCGAGGAACCCGGCGAAGGGAATGGTGACGGCGACGAGGATGGCGATGGCGACGAGGATGGCGACGGTGAAGGTGAAGGCGACGGTGAGGGAGATGGTGAAGGCGAAGGCGAAGGCGAAGGAGACGGCGAAGGGGATGGTGAGGGCGAAGGTGAAGGCGACGGCAAATGCGACCCCGCCAAAGACCCCTACAAGTGCGAGAAGCCCGGCGTAGAAGGCGAAGCCTGTGATGCCGAGGTGAAGTGCGTCGGCGATGCCGTCCAGTGCGCCATCCTTCGCCAGCAAAAGGAGCTGCGCTGCCACGCCGAAGAACAGGCCGACTTCGAAAAGCACAAGCCGGCCATCGAATCCGCCGTCCAGGGCGACAACTTCAAGCTCGAGGAAGGCGCCGAGATCCAGCTGCCATCCTTCGTCAACCAGGGCACCCGCTTCCTGCCTGCCACTTGCCCCAGCGCCGAAAGCTTCAGCTTGCGCACCGGTGGCGGGCGGTCCTTCCAGATCAGTTACGAACCCCTTTGCCGCGCCGCCAGTGACCTGAGCGGCCTGTTCGTGGCTGTGGCTACCGTTCTCGCTGCCCTGTATGTGGGCCGCGGCGTAGGAGGTCAGTAATGCAGTTTCTCTTCATCGTGCAGATGCTCGTCATCATCCTCGGCCCACTGGTGAAGATGGTGCTCAAGATCCTGGGCTTCGGCTTCGTCACCTACCTGGGCTTCAACCTCATCATTGGCCAGGCGCAGGACTACCTGTTCGGGCTGATGGGTGATGTCGGGCCGGTCATCCAGGGCGTTCTCGGGCTGGCCAAGTTCGATGTGGTGGTGAACCTGTATTTCGCCGCCATTTCGACGCGCTTCATGCTCGCCGGGATCGACAAGGCAACTGACCGTCGCCGCAATCAAGTCTGGCGCAAGCCGGGCGGCACCTCCATCGACGCATAAGGAGGCGCCGTCATGCTCGTTATCCGTACCGGCAAGCCCGGCCATGGCAAGACCCTGAACACTATCCGCGAAGTGGATCAGAAGGCCCACACCGAAGGCCGTGTTGTCTACTTCCACAACATCAACGGCCTCAAGCCCGATCAGCTGCAAGCGCAGTGGTTCGAGTTCGAAGACCCCGAGAAGTGGTTCGAGCTGCCCAACGATTCGATCATCGTCGTGGACGAAGCGCAGGGCTGGTTCGGCGCACGTGATCCACGAGCGCGGCCACCGGAGCACATCACCCGCTTCGAGACCATGCGCCACCAGGGCCACGAAGTGCACCTCGTCACCCAGGATCCGCGCTATCTCGATGTGCACCTTCGTCGGCTGTGCAACACGCACATCCACTACTGGCGCGTCTTCAAGTCCGCCCAGCTGCTGCGCTTCGAGTCGGAAGTCGTCGTAGAAAAGGTCGAGCTGAAAACCAGCTTCAAGGATGCCGACAAGAAGTCGCTGCGCCTGGATAAGCGCTACTTCGGCGCCTACACCAGCAGCAACGCCAAGCACCACTTCCAGGCCAAGGTGCCGACCAAGTTCATCTTGGCCATCTGCGTGTTGGTCGGTGCCGGCATCCTCGTTTATCGCGCTTACGAGCGCTACAACACCGAGAAAGCGCAAGCCGCGACCGCAACCAGCGCGCCGGCCGGCAGCATGGTCGATCAGGTGCGCGATACGGTCGGCGCCTTCATCCGACCCAGTGCCGACACCGAACAGGCCGCACCGCTCACCGTCGAGCAGTACCTGGGCAAGCGCGTGCCCAGGGTGCAGGACCTGCCAGCATCGGCGCCGGTGTATGACGCACTGACCGGACCGCAAACCTTCCCTAAGCCCGTGTGCATCGCCACCACCGATCGCGACCTGATCGCCCGCAACTACAAGCGCATGCAGGTCGGCGACAGCGATGAAGGGCTAACGGGGTGTCGCTGCAACACCCAGCAAGGCACGCGCCTGGATGTGTCGTTCGGCTTCTGCATGTCGGTCGTGCAGAACGGCTACTTCGACGACACCAAGCCCGACCCACAGCCACCACAAGCGCCCATGCACGCCAGCAGTCCGCCTCCGGCATTTGAACAGGCGGTCGCGAGCGGCCTGCAGTCAGCCCCTAAAGGCTCGTCCGTGGTCGTGGTGCCCTATGAGAAGGGGCAATTCCTGTGGTGATGACCGTCAGCGCGCGTGCGCTCCGCGCTCTTTGCACGCGCGGCGAGGCACGAGCCGGCGTGCAAACGCGCGCGCTGACGTCCCTGTAGCACGTCAGATAAATCCAGTTGAAACCGTCCGTTATTGGACATTGTTGGAGTTTCGAAGATGAGCGTTAAAGATCAAGCAAGGCTGGACCACATCACGGGCAACCCGACCAAGCGCGGACGGCTTTTCGTTGATCCTGGTACTGCGGCGATCACCGATCTGTCGAAGGTTCGGTTGCTGCGTTGCGGCGTCGATACGGTCCGCCAGTTGTATCGAGGGCTGATCCGTCCAGAGATCATGGCGCTGTTCGAGAAACCGGGCGCGATGGTCGAGTTCGCTGGCGAAGTCTGGCACTCGGGACGGGTCGGTCGGGACTCTGGCTATCAGTACAAGCTCCAGAACGCCGACCTCGGGTTCATCCTGCTCATCAAGAACTTCAACGCCAAGATCGAGAACATCGGCCCACACCTGAAAATCGAAGTGTCACCGCACGCCATCGACGCGCTGTCGCCTGAGCGTCTGCAAGAGCGGATGGATTACTACGCGGCAGCAGTGATGACCAACCGTGAGCGCAACCAGTGTGCTGTCCATCTGGCACTGGACCTCCAGGGCTGGACACCTCCAGCTGACCTAGTTGCTCGCCTCCACTGTCGCGCACGCGCAACCCGCGATATCTCGGGCATCAAGGAAATTCAGTGGACCATGGAGTCGGCCACCTATGGCAAAGGCCAATCCTTTCTGTTTGGCTCGGCCAGCGGTGTGCAGCTCGGCATCTACAACAAAACGCTTCAGGCGCGAGCCAATGACAAGCTCGACTACTGGGAAAGCGTGTGGCGTCGTCGGGACTCCTTCGATCCGACCGATCCCGAAAACTACGATCCGAGCCAGGACGTCTGGCGTGTTGAGCTTCGCTACCACCACTCGGTGATCCAGCAGTTCGCCAGCGGCTCGATTGACGTGAAGACCGGGGAAGCCATCGACACGGATTCGTTTGCGGCCTTCTCGGCGCATCTGGACGGCTTGTGGCGCTATGGCCTGAGCCAATTCAAGCTGATCGCCCGCCCCGGCTATTACGAGCCGATCTGGACGCTAATGCGGGATGACGCGAGGGTCGATCTACCGGTCGATTCCCTGGTCGAGGAAACGGAGTACAAGCGCTATTACAAGACCAGCCGTGGATTCAGTGGCAAGAACGTCGAGCTGTTCCTGGGAAACTTCGTAAGCCTGCTGGCACGGGAGCGAGTGGGCGCTAAGACCGCATTTGATCGACTGAAGCAATGGGAATGCTGGCCTGTGATCCGCGACCACTACGCCGCCAAGGACATGAGCGAGCGCGACCTCTACAAGCACATCAAGAATCTATTGCAGGAACGACACGTGCGCTGGGGGCGTGCCGTCTGATGGCGATACAAGCGCTTCCTGACGGTCGCTGGCGGGTCGATGTTGAGCCGATCAAGGGCAAGCGATTCCGCAAGACGTTCAAGACCAAGGGCGAAGCCCAGCGGTTTGAGGCGACCTGTCGATCCAAGCTGATCGAAAGCCCGCAATGGTCACCGAAACCAAAGGATCGTCGTCGCCTGTCCCAACTGGTGGAATGCTGGGGCCGCCTGCACGGTCAGTCGCTGTCCGACTATGAGGGTCGGCGCGTCATCATGGATCGCATGGTCGAACGCCTGAAAGACCCTGTGGCCATAGCCTTCACCGCTACCGATTTCGCGGAGTACCGCGCCAAGCGCCTCTCGTCTGGCATCAGCCCGAAAACGCTGAACAATGAGCTGTCTTACCTGCGGGCCATGTTCAATGAGCTACGGCGACTTGGTGAGATCGAGTTTGAGAATCCGCTCTCGATGCTCAGGGCGATTCGCGTGCAAGAAAGGGAACTGTCCTACCTCGACAGCCATCAGATCGAACGGCTGTTCCAGGTACTGCGCAGCATGGTTCACCCACACGTGGAGCTGATCGCCACGATCTGTCTGGTGACCGGTTGCCGTTGGGGTGAAGCGCAAGGGCTCACGATCAGTCGGGTGGGCGATGGCATGCTCCAGTTCGTGAACACGAAGTCGAAGCGTCGTCGTGTGGTGCCAATCGATCCGAAACTAGCGGAGCGGATACGCCAGCACCTTCGGGAACACGGTGCGTTCACCAACTGCCGGGATCGGTTCGATGAAGCTGTGGTGCGTGCGGGGCTGGGTCTGCCTGCCGGACAAAAGTCGCATGTGTTGCGGCACACCTTCGCCTCACACTTCATCGCGAACGGTGGCAATATCCTGACCTTGCAGAAGATTCTCGGTCACTCGTCCCTGGCGATGACAATGCGATACGCGCACCTTGCGCCCGATCATCTGCAAGACGTGTTAGCGTTTGGGCCTGCTAGGGATTTTCGACACTTCTTCGACACTCCCGCCTCTGAGCAGCAGTCGGGGCAGGAAAATCCTTTGTAAATCAATAAGGAAGGCAATCGCACCCGGTGGTGCGGCCGGGCTTCAAACCCGGTTGGGGGCGGCAGCCGCTCCCGGGTGAGTTCGACTCTCACTGCCTTCCGCCATCTACCCCCTCTACCCTTCTCATCACCCTGCGACAGCCCGTCCCCACTTGGCAATATCAAAAAGCCATCGCACTAAAGGGCGAAGCACGTCACAATCGCGGTTTTTCTTTCCAGGGATAGGAGAGGCTTTGTGAGTGATCGGGCCGACGAGCGTCGAGCGTTTCATGCGCTGCGTGACCACATTGAATGCCTGCTGGAGGCGGGCGGCTCGCTGATCGGGCGTGACCCTGTGCAGTTGAGTCTGCAGGGGCGGACGCTGACCGTTAGGCACGGGATGCTGGTCAACGAGAACGGCCATGAGGACCTGATCGAGACGCTGGCCGAGCTGGAGTGGACGAACAAGCGCACGCGCGACCTGGCGATCGATATCTGCATCCGCCAGCTGGACCATGCGATCAAGGCGAGCTGCGTGAAGGTGCTGGACCTGCCGACGCCGGACGAGCCCTGA